GAATATGGAGTGGTTGAACGCTCCAGTTACCAAGCCATAACAGCAGGAAGATCATACTCATCAACTAGCTTATTTTTCCCTTTAGTTATAGGTGGCGCTGGAGATATTCCAAATGCCTCTGGGGAGGGTGGAAACTCAACGATATACTTAACCAATAAGCCTTTTGATAGCAGTACTGAACCCCAAATACAAGCCGCGACAACCTTTTCCGACGCGACTTGGTCTACAATATCAAGACTCGATGGTCGTTATAGTGTTAATTCCGCCATCGACAGAGTTCAAGTTTATTTGAACACAGGTAATATATCTGTCGGTCGAATGACAGTTTGGGGGATTTCACATGCCTAGACATCACATGACAAACGGTGTGCAAGTCCCGTTTACACCTGAAGAAGAATCTGCGAGAGATGCCGAGGAAGCCGCTTGGGAAGCTGGTGCAAATGACCGGGCCTTGGCGGCTCTCCGTGAAAAAAGAAATCGTCTCCTACATGAATCGGACTGGTGGGCGTCTAGTGATTTGACGATTACTCAGGCTCAAAAAGATTACCGCCAAGCCTTGCGAGATTTACCAGCAAATACTGTTAATGCTGCTAATCCAACTTGGCCCGTGGAGCCCACATAAAAGTCCTTGTATTTTAATAGTTTGGATAATATCAATGGTTGATGTAAGTTGATTTTAGCGTAATCGTTTGGACTCGCAACCTACGGAGAATAGAATGACTGACGACATTATAGTAGAAGCAGAAACTACTGAAGAAGAAAATTTTGAGGTTGAGCCAGAAGCCCCCAAGAAAGAGGACTCTGGCGCTCAAAAACGTATTAGACAACTTGTTCGACAACGTAATGAAGCTCGTGAAGCTGCCAGCGCAATGGCGTCAGAAGCAGATGCTTTGCGTAACCAAGTCGGCAATCTAATGCATTACAGCAAGACTGCTGAAACAGCCAACTTAAATTCAGATGAGCAACTTCTTGGCGATAAGGTAAAACTAGCCAAGAAAAGTTTCTCGGACGCCTTTGAAGCGGGAGATAAGACGGCTATAATTGATGCCCAGGAAGTGATGAATGATGCTTCCACTGATTTAAAATTATTAAAGGTGCGCAAAGCCTTCATAGAGCAGCAAGATAATGCACCTCAACAACAAGCACCCAAGCAAAAGGTGCAACAGCCAGACCCACGAGCCGAAGAATGGGCCGAAGATAACAAGTGGTTTGGTTCGGATAAAGTTATGACAGCGGCGGCATATGCCATTGATGGTGAGATACGCGAAGACGGTATTGATCCTATAGAGTCGCCTGATAAATATTATGGGGAAGTGAACAAGCGTATTCGCAAAGAGTTTCCCCATAAATTCGATTCGGCATCGTCACAAGTCGCTCAAGTGGTCGCAGGACAATCACGCACCCCTGCCACCGGGAAGAGGGTAAAGCTATCTCAAGGTGAGGTAGCAACAGCCAAGAAACTTGGTATATCTCTTGAGAACTACGCTGCTGAAAAAGCCAAGATGTCCAGCGGTGATGAATATACGGTAATTGGATAGCGTGGAGGAAACGATGACAGGAAGAACACGGCAAGAGCAAGAGCGACCGCTATATGAGGATGATTATAATCCTCTTAAAATTCCCACTGAAGTCAAGGAGAGATTTCTTGACGAGGGTAAAGCCCTTATGTGGGTTCGTCACATGATCAAAGGTCAAAGTGATTGGATGAACCTGCGTAAGAAAGAGGAGTTCGGATGGACCACAGTTAAATCTGAGGAATGCCAAGAGCTTGCAACTGCCGCCGTAACAGCACTACCAGATGATCGTTTTTCTGATTGTATTGTAAGAGGTGATTTGGTTCTAATGCAGTGTTCAGCCGAAAAGGTTGAAGCTCGTGCGAAATACTTTAGAGAGAGGACGCAAGAGCAAGAAGATGCTGTGAACCATCAATTGATGGCAAGCAGCGATTCTCGACTGCCTATTACGAATCAATCACGCTCTCGGATAACCACAGGGAGACCACAGTTCGATTCGTAGTCCCCTAACATTTTGGAGGTGACAGTATGTCTAGCTCAAAGAAGCTATCCGGCTTTCATCCTTCACGAGTTCGTGGTGCTGGTGCTAATTCGACGGGATTTAATGAATATCCCATTGCTAATGCTCGGAGTGGCTCCATCTATCAAGGCGACCTCGTAAAGGTGACCGCCGGTACTATCTGCCCAATCGCAGCTATAACTGATTTTGCGGTAGGCGTTTTTATGGGTTGTCGCTACGTCGATCCTACATCAAAGCAACCAGTATGGTCTAAGTATTATCCATCTGGCGTGAGCAGCGATGATAGTAAGGTTTTCGCATTCGTAGACGACGATTCTCGTTCAACATTCATCGTACAAGCCGATGCTTCGGTAACGGCTGGCTCAATGAACTCTTTCAACTTTAATGTAACTCTCGGCACTGGTTCCGATGAGACGGGTCAAAGCGGCTTTGGTATCAAAGCATCTTCGCTTACCTCTGCCACGGCAGAAGTTCGTCCCATTCGCTACTGGAATGCACCAGATAATGAGTCTGATGCTGATCGGGCGTTCCCTGAGTTGGAAGTGCGAATTGTCCAGCATATCGATAATCGCGCTCTCGTATGTGTGGCATAGGGAGAGTGAATCATGGCTATTAATCGCGCAGATATTGCGAAACAACTACTTCCTGGCCTAAATGCAATCTTCGGTCTTGAGTATGGTTCGGTAGATAATGAAACCGAAATCTTGTTTGAAACCGAAAGTTCAGATCGTGCCTTTGAGGAAGAAGTTCTCATGGCTGGTTTTGCTACTGCTCCCACCAAGAGTGAAGGTGCTGCAGTTCAGTATGACACAGCTAAGGAGAACTACACTGCTCGTTATACGCACGAGACGGTTGCTTTGGCTTATGCCATCACTGAAGAAGCTTTTGAAGATAATCTTTATGACACCTTTGCTAAGATTCGCACTAGGTCTTTGGCCCGTGCAATGGCAAATACTAAGCAAACTAAGGGTGCCAACATCTTCAACAACGCTTTTTCCAGCAGCTACGTTGGTGGCGACGGTGTATCTATGTGTAATGACTCACATCCAACAATTTCGGACGGCGATCAGGATAATCTCTTCGCCGCAGCCGATCTTTCGGAGACCAACTTAGAGACTGCACTCATCCAGATTCAAAAGGCTAAGGATGATCGCGGAATCTTGATTGGCGCAGGTGCAGTATCAATGCATATTGATCCTACTAACCAGTTTACCGCTGAGAGGATTCTAAATTCTCCGGGTAAGACGGGCGGGGACGATAATGACATCAATGCTTTGAATAACATGGGTCTAATTCCCAAGGGGTATTATGTGAATCGGCGCTTTACCGATACTAATGCCTACTTCATCTTGACCGATGTTCCTAATGGCACAAAGATGTTTGTTCGTTCACCACTTGCAACCAAGATGGAGCCTGATTTTGATACAGGCAACTTGCGGTTCAAGGCTCGTGAGCGGTATAGCTTTGGCTGGTCGGATTGGCGGGGCATTTATGGCTCTGCTGGTTCCAGCTAAGGTTGACATAACCAATAAATGGAGGGGGCGTGGGTTTCCATGTCCTCTCTTTTATTGTTATACTTTGCCCAGGATATTCTTTTTTAAGGAGGTTGAAGAGTGACTACACGAGTATTTTCTACTTATGTGTCAACTACCACTTCTACTAATGCTACTATTGTAGCTAGGCGGGCGCGACTAAAAAGCTTTGTTTTGTACAATAACGGGGCTTCTGACGGTCTTTACACTTTTAAAGATGGTACAGCCTCAGGCACCACCCTAGTTCAAGTCATGGTAAAAGCGGGAGGTACAGTTGACCACTTTATTCACGATATGGGGATTGAAGCACCCAGTAGTGGAGGATTACACCTAATTACTCCGACATCTGGTGGTTTTGCCACTGTATTCTATGACTAAGTGTGCCTGCAAAGATTGTAGCTATGTGGAGTGTCCTTGCACAGAAGGCTGCAAGAAAGAATGCGATTGTGCGTGTCAGGTACGAAATGAAAAATCGCAAGAGTAGAATAAAACACTACAAAAAAGGCGGTGATGCTAATTGGATTCAAGGAGCAATTAAAAAGCCTGGGGCTTTACGCAGCCAACTTGGTATTGGTGTCGGAGAAAAAATACCCGCAAAAACTTTGGCCGCTGCCGCTAAAGAACCTGGAAAGCTAGGGCAACGGGCGCGCTTGGCTGAAACTCTTAAAGGCTTTCACAAGACTACTTGGTGTTTCAGGATGGGTTATTAGCACCGTTCATGCTTTAGATAAAAGTTCTAATTTAATTGAATATCGACTAGAGTTGGTTGAAGAGAACTACAAGATGTTAAAAGATTTGTGGAAAGAAGCTGGATACGGAGAGTAGTGATGGCTATTCAATTTATGAAACTAAAGATTTTTAAGGAGTAGAAGCTAATGCCAATAAGAGTTAAATATAATCCAAAGGTAAAATTTCCTGGTACAGACGCAACGGGACCCAAGAAAAAGAAGAAGAAAGTAGGTTCGAAAACAAAGAATCGTGCTGGCATGGGTAAAACTACTAAAAGGAAAAAAGGATAATGGTACAAGGTTATGATGCACGTTTGGATGAATCCCTTGGCGAGAAGCGAGGGAAAGAATCCACTAAAAAGCAGTCCTATAAATCTAGGCGCGCTGAGTCTAGGGGTAAGAGCAAAACCAAAGCAAAGGGAGAGCGATCTCTTCCTCCCACGAATCCCAAGGGTAATAGCCACTCTGGTAAAGCCATCTTTAAGGATTACCAAAGTACGGCCCCAGGTAAGCCAACTGAAAAACCGGGGGCAGCACCTTCTAACACAGGGCCTGTAAATGTTCCAGGTGGGGGCGTCTACGGCAAGAAAACTGCAGAGGTGGGGCGTCCTAAGGGGCGTATACCTTACTACTGTTAGGAGCAGTTTATGGCGGAACCAACAACCTCGGGAACAACGTCATTCTTTCCTGCTGTAGATGAAATTATAGAGGAAGCTTATGACATGCTTGGAGGGGAGCCTCAACTGGGGCATGACCCTGTAAGTGCGCGGCGATCTCTCAATCTTCTTTTCATCGACATGCAAAATAGAGGTGTTCCCCTCTTTGCACAGGATCAGCAAACCTTGTCGCTTGTTGCTGAACAGGTAGCCTACACTCTTGAGGCCGATACAGTTGACCTCCTTGAGATAGCCTTGAGGAAAACCAGCAACTCTGTAAATACCGATACACAGCTACAACGCATAAGTATGCAGGAATATTTAATAATTCCCAATAAGGCTAATCAAGGAAGAACTGCTCAAGTTGCCCTAGATCGTCAAAAAATTCCAGTCCTCTATGTTTGGCCAGCCCCCCAGGCATCCACAACCGACTCAATACTTTACTGGAGGATAAGACGCCTAGAAGATATTACAGCCAGTTTTCAACAGGTCGATTGGGTATATCGTTATCTTCCTGCCATCACCTGTGGACTAGCCTACTATATGGGATTCAAAAGATTTGGTGTTGCACCTGATAAGTTAAACTTCTTAAAGATGTCTTACGAAGAAAAGCTACTACTGGCATTAGAATCAGATAGAGAACGTGTTGACCTAAAAGTTTTACCTCGTTTAAGGGTTCTATAATGGCAACAGGGAAATACGCTTGGTTTATCTCAGATCGATCTTCGTTTCGTTTTAAGTATAGAGATCAGGTAAGAGAACCAGGAACGGGATATAGAGTTGGTCCTGGAGAGTCTGATGGTGTTTATAACTTGGTAACTAGTCCACTTAATAAAGCTCCAGACACTAAAGATAATCCGGCTTTGAAAAACCCGAGACCTGATGTAGTATTAGTAACTATAGGGGATAGCTCTTGGACTCCCTCTATGACCACCAACACTAACAATTAAGGTAGGAGAAAATGAAGCAAAAAACTAAAGTAGGTAGCCACTGGGATTGGTCCTGCTATGACTACAAGGGTAATCTTAAGTGGAAAGAGGATTATGATAACCTTGTTGTCAATGAGGGTCTTAATGATCTTTTGCAGAAATATTTTAATGGCTCAAGTTATACAGCAGCGTGGACGGTAGCACTTAAGGCGACTGGCACTGTTTCTGCTGGCGACACAATGGGTACTCATGGCTTTACAGAAAT